GTCGAAGTAGCTCATATAAATGGGCTCCAACACATAGCGCCGATAGTCAACGCTGGTGCGGCCATCCATGCGGCTGTAGTCACCACCGACCAGTTGCTTGCCAACACTGCTCTGCAGCCCGCGCAAGCCGTTGGCAATCTGCAGGGGAGTCTTCCCTACATAAAACCATCGGCCTGCGGTTTTGCGAAAGTGGCTCTTGATAGCTGCTGAGAAACAGCCGAGCCGAGTTGTGTGGTCAGTGGGCACCTGATTGATGAGGCGTGGGTCGCCTGGTTTGGCATACACCTCCTTCTTCTGAAAGGATTTGGTTGTGAGATTGGTTGAGCCACCTGCGAGGTGCTGCTCCTCTTGCACGCGACGAGAGATTTGCATGGGTTTGTCTTGTAGCAGGCGTAGTTCTGCTATCTCCAGAGGAACCCCCTTGTTCCACACTGGGACGACATGACCAACGAACTCAACAGCGTAAGAGATCATCTCCTCGCTGAAGGCCGTGGTGTTTGCAACGTCAACAATGCGGGACTGAATGGCCCGTGCTTCATTGTTGTGGCTTTGCGTAGGGGCGCAGCCAGCTGATACGAGTGGTACAGCCGCCAAAGCACAAGTCGTGGCGCCGTCCTCCAAATCCAGCCCCTTGTTGGACTGATAGTTGTTGAACTGCATTGGGCTGTATGCCGTGGTGAAGTACCGCGACAGCACGTAGCTACCCGTGCTTGAAACCTGTTCACCAACTGACTTGGTGATACGCTCGACAGAGGATGGCAGCAGCTCAAAACCCGGAATCTTGCGATCCGTGTTCGGTATTGCTGCTGCAATTGCCAGTGCCCCGAAAGTGTCCGGGCTGACACTGACAGCCGTTCGCCCAAGCATGCCCATTGAGAGCACGTTCACGCGTCGGGCCGTCGGGGGTCCAAAGACCCCGACGAGGAAGTCCCCCTGTTTGTGGACTTCCATTCTCGCCGGCAGACAGTTCGACACCTCATTCAACATGAGGCTGACGATGCACAGCGGTAGGTGCACAGTGCGTGCGAGGACAAGGACCACGACGACCCGAGAGGGACCGACGTTGTACACAACTGGGTCATAGAAGTAGGTTTTACCCCCACGCGCCAGTACAATGATGTCCTTGTGCCAATCCCAAATGCTATGGCGGTAGCTGGCGCCGCCAGCCACCTCTTCCACAACAGTGTTGGCATCGACAAAGCTCCATGTCGACTCGTTCTGGCTACCCGAAAGGCCATCTGGACGCAAGGCATACATGCCGATGTCGTGTCCAGCAAAAGCTGACAGCATCTCGCTGTCGAGGTAGTAGTCAGTGTCAACCATGGTGATGAAGTCCCCCGCCTTGGGAACTGCCATCACAGACGACGACATCATGTCCTTTGGCACTCGAAGCTGACGGGTGCCCGCCACTTGGTCCCTCAGTTCTCTGGCCGAGATGCTGATGTCGAATCTGCGCTTTCCAAGCAATTTGGATGCAGCGCTCAAAAACGCACTGGCGTCGGCACGAAGTGCCGCAGCTGCGGGGTGTGAGTGGCTTGATGCCACCGCCCGCTTACCAGGTTTGAAGCGCAAACCGCGCATGCGCGCCAGGCGCGTAGCACGGTCCTCCTTAGTGCTGAAGTACTCAAGCACTATGGTCTGCAACTCAACGCGGCGGAAATAGCCATACACGATGGTACTGGCTACAACAACCACGCTGGCTGCTAGGCCACTGTAAA